AGTGGATGAATTAGGACATACAATAAAACCTGCAAAAGAGCCGGTTATAGATTGACCTTGAATTAAGGGAATTGCGGTTGCGTTTACTGGTATATTTGCCATGTTATTCTGGTTGTTTAAAAAGTTCTATAATGTCTTGTAAATATTCTTGTGCTAAATCTGTACCATAAATAACAGCAAAGCTTGGGTCTTGACTATATTTTCTAATAGTTTCTTTTTTAGCTTGTTGTAACATAGGTATTAATTGGTTTAATTGTCTTTCTAAAGTATCAAATGATTCAACTCTTTTTGAAATCCAATCAACCATTGCTGGATTTGTTATGTTTTGGTCTTTAATTAATTGGTTAACATCAAAATCAGCTTCTTTTAATGGTTTTTTAGCTAGTTTATATTTGTAACCAATAGGAGCTGCATAATTTTCACCTTCTGTTCCTGATGTAAATCCTGCTTGTCCTATTCCTCCACCTGTTGTACTTTCTTCTGAGAGTGATTTTACTTTATTATATTCTTCAGGATAATTTTTCCTTAAATGAGTACGATAATTATTTACAACCTCTCTTACTTGAGAAGCTATTTGTCTAATTTTAAAATCATCTTTAGCTCCTGGTTGTTTGATTAAAGCATCAAATAATTCTTTAGATTTATGGATGGTTTCAAATGCACTTTCATAATCAGCTACTTTTTCAACAGACCATTCAACAGCACCGGAGTTAGGATCAACAGATGTAACAGTATATTTAGTACCATTTTGTACATCTATATCTCCAACTTTTGGTTGTTCAGCTTCTTTTAATTTATATTTAAAATTACCCATGGATTTTAGTTAATTCCTCTAATAATTCATAATATTGTAAAAGGTTAACCAAATCATCATTACCAATTTTAGATATTTTATTTAATGGAGTAATAATATTGTTTATTTCATTGATTTTAATACTAATTGCTTTATTTTGAACCTTTTTATTTAGTTCAGTTAAAGTAGTTTTAATTTCTGTAATTTTAGTATTATAAAATACTCTTAATTTAGGAGTTGAATCAATTGAATTGATAAATTCTTTTAGTACAGTTTTTTGGTTGTCATTTAAACCATCATACTTACCATTGAACTTTTCTAACATAACTTTGTATGTTAAAATCCTAAGATCTTTATCGTATGTTTTAAATTCCTCCATAACACTATCTTCAACTTTTGATTTTTCAACAGATTTAGAAGATAAATGTTCTAACAAAGCTAATTTATTAGCTATAATTTGATCAGGGGTTGATAATTGATCACTATTATATACCTCTATTAAAGTATATAATGAGGCATAAGCTTTATAATTTGGTAATTTAGTTTTAAAAAATTCTTCTAAGTTAAAATATTTTTGAATTTCATTAATTAGATTATATTTTTGTCTTTTTAAAGCTCCTCTGTTTAAATCTTTTGAGGATTCAACTAAAGTGTTAATTACTGCCTCTGCCTTACCTTCAGTAATATTTCTATATTTAGATAAAGATTCATAAAGTTTATATTCTCTACCTAATTCTGTTTTTACAAAGTATTTTTTTAGAATACCTGTTGCCTTTGAATCTTTTCCCGATAATGTATCAGCGGTAATTTGTCTTACCAAGAGTTCAAATAAAAGTCCTGTATTCTTATATTTAGAATGGCGAATCAACATTATCAAATTTTGTTATAAATATATAAAAATTATTACTCCTTTAACTTACTTTCATCTAATAATGATTCACCATTATTGATTTTATTAAATACTATTTTTTTATCTAAAGATTCTAGTAATGTTCTGTTTTTTGCTTTAATTTCTAAAGCTAATGGAGAAACATCTTTTTTAGGTCTACCATATCCTTCTTGATCATCTACTTTAGCGTCTTGTCTACCTAATCTATCACGACCAAATGCATTGTCTTGTGTGTTAATATTAGATACTTTTTCTTTAGGTCTACCTAAAGGTGCTTTTTCATCATATCCATCAGGTAACTGTGTAGCTTCATATCTTCCTTTACCATATAATGAAGCTAAATCATGTGGTGTACCATATGATTGACCTGTTTCTAAAGGATCATTACCTTCTTCACCTATTTGATTATATCTAAATGAACGTTTTTGGTCTTGAGCTACTAAATCTCTCATTTCCTCATACTGATCTTGGCTGAAGTGGAATATGTTTTCATAAATCCAATCTGAAGATATTAATTTAGTTTCTAGCATTTGAGATGCTAAGTCCATTTTTTCCTTCATCAATGCAATACGTTCTTGATCATAAATGATAGAAGGTGTTGTTAATGATAATTCAAAATTAGTTAAACTTTCTGCTGTGTAACCTTGTGTATATAAATGTACTAAAGCAATTTTATATAATTCAGATAAAATAATACGTTGAATACGATCAATTGTACGAGCAAATCTAATATCTTCTGCTGCTAATGTTGCTTTACCGGAAATGTTTTCATCATAGCCCATGAATGCTTTAGGTACTTTAAGAGCAGCAAATAATTTATTTCTTAAATATTCAACATCTGCAATACCATCATAACTTAAACCTGCTAAATTTTCAATTTTAGTAGTATTATCATTGCCACGAATAGGTATATAAAAATCTTCTAATAAGTTTTGTTGATTATATTTTAAATTATATTCACCTGTTTTTTCATCCATTAAAGGAGTACGTTTCATGTTAGAAATGGTTTTCTGCATGAAATTTTCTACTTCATTTGGAGGAATACTACCCACATTAATATAAAATACACGACGATCAGGTGAACGAGATATTCTATGAATTAACATAGCATCCTCCATTAAAGTATATTGTTTAAAAATACGACGAGCGGGCTCAAGATAACTTCTTCCATAAGGTAAATAGTTAACATCTGTCATTAAACGAAAGTGAGCCATTTCATAATTCTCAAAATACACGTGTTGTGAATCTTTTTGAGCCTGTAAATTAGGTGTAGGATAGTATCCTGAACTACCACCATAAATACCATCAGGTGAATATTTAAATCTTACAGCATTTGGGAATTCTTTATCATAATTTTCTTGCCTGTCAATATGATAAGCAGTAAAAGGAATAACATTATAAACACCATATTTTTCAGCAATTTCTAATTTTAAGAAAAAGTCACCATATTTACACATTTGGCGAATCCAAGACCAAAGATTAAATTCAATGTTTAATACATCATAGAATAAATTATAAAGTATTTGTTGTACATCCTCGTCATTGGATCTAATTTGCAACACCTCACCCATTTCATTTCTTAAAGTAGATTCTTCAGCTATTATATCAAGTGAAGAAGCAATAATTGCGTCATTATCCATAATATCATAGTCCGAGTATATAAATGTTCTAAGATACTGATAGTTAATGTTAACTTGTTGTCCATACAGAGATGAAGCAGCTGGTGAATAGATTCTATTAAATCTATCCATTAGTGAGTTTGTAGCTATATCTCCCGAACGTTGTATGCTATCAACGTCTAAAACCTTTAATTCATTACCCCCCTGATTCCTGATGATAACATCAGTGGAGAATAATCTTTGTAGACGTGTAAATAAACCAGTGTTTGCCATTTGTGTTTGTTATAAATATTATAAGAGCCAATCAATATTTTCATCTCCATTACCCGTTTTTATCATATATGGGTTTTGGACTGAATTTCTATTGTAAGCTCCTTGAAATGATGAGTTACCTTTTGAAAAATTATTTAAAGCAGCTCTTGTTAAATCATGAGATTGCTGTTGGAACTTAATTGATGTGTCTCTTAAATACATAGCAATACCAAAGGGCATAACTAAATCATCATTATAACCTGTCTGAGCTTCTGGTCTACCATTTTTCCAAATAAACACTTTCATTTCCTCTAATAATCTTTTAGAACGAATAGTTACAGAACGATCTCCAACATATTCTCTAAATTTATTTACTATTAAAGGTCTAGTTCTCATTGACATAGTGAACCCAGGTGTAACATTATCACTATTTTCATATTGGTTAAAATACGAATCAACTGTTAAAGTATCACTCTTAGGTGAATAATAGACATTCCTATATCCTCTTTCTAAAACAGATTCAATAGTTGCCCATCCAATAGAGGCATTTTCTACTACTAACAATGCTTGATTATATTCTGTTGCTACACCTACTAAAAAGTACCCAAATTCTTTAGGTGACATTTGTCCCTTATATTCGGCTACTTGAGTGTTTGTAGCAATATCCATTATATGAAAGGTTGAGAAGTCTTTACCATCACCTCTAGCCACGTCTGCTACTACCATATACTCTCGTGTATAGTCTGCAGGTTCCCATACCCATAGATTCTGGTCTGCTCCTCTCCTTTCAACTGGATCTTGAATTGTTGTTTCTTTAATGAAATCTATCCATTCATTGTAAAATACAATATCTCCTGATGTACTAAAATCACAATCACATTCTTGTGCTGCTAA